CTTGAACAACGCAGCCTGTACACCTGACCAATTGGTCGCAAGTTTCTTTTGCTGTTGAAGGAAACTTTGATCCATCTGGCCTACGCCGCGCTCGACACCACCAATTCTGCTAGCTTCATACTCCCTTTGTGCCGTCTTTAGATCTTCAACAGTAACACCTTGGAAGCCACGGACTGCACGTATATCTTCGAAGTATGCCTGCATCAGTTGGCTCTGACCAGTAACGCGCAGAGCATCTTCGTCTGCTGTATTACCCAGGCGACGCTGGTTAGCTACATAGGCATCCACCATTGCACCACGTAGCTCGAAGATCTTACGTAGCTGAACCAGAGCACCCATCGGACCGCCCTTTAGCAGTTCCTCGGGTTTGAGACTCATCTCTGCTCCAGCTGTAAGTGGATTAGTCTTCCTAATTCTTTCCCAAGATGTAACCAATTCTTTCTGTTGGCCTGTCATCTGAGCAATATCTTTGAAGATATTGGAGAAAGACGTAGCAGCCTGTTCTGGAGACATGACCTGAGTCATTGCAGCAAACGCTGCGAAGGACTCGTTCATGACCGTCATCTTCTCTGCAGCCGTGTCATACCGCTGGATCATGGGACCCATCGCAGAAGTAACACGGGGCAGCACAGTCTCTAGTTCGCTAAGTTTGATTGTACCAATGTCCGTGATAGCAAACAGAGAATCAGATACATCAGCTAGATGCTCTACTTCCAAGCCGTAAGTAGCCATGACTTGGATAAGCCCTGTCGTAGCTTCTGTTGCCTGCGTGCCTGTAGCGTAAGCAAGTCTGGCTGAAGCATTGGCTAGCTCTAGAGCAGTATGGGCATCATAGGCCGCTTTACCCATAGAATTCAGCTGCTCTGCATTGTCCTTAATGGCTGAAACGCTGGAAGCTGCGGTGGTCATCAGCGCCCGGACTTCTGTAGTAACAAGACCGTACCGACTAGCCATGACCTGGACTTGATCACCGTAGCTTTTTAATTCTTCTTCACCCAGGTTTAAGAGCGTGTTCGTAACACGCATCTGATCTTGCCATTCTGCGCCAACTCTAACAAAGTCCTGCAAAGACTCAACTGCTCTCACAGGCAACTGCACAAGAGGCAGCATGACGGAGAACAAGAGCATGGACCTGGTCAGAGTAAAAATACTATCTCTAAAACCTCTGGCAGCTCTATCAGCACCAGTCAGGTTATTCCGCCCTCTATCTACTAGATTTACAAAATTCATGAAGCCAGCACCAGCTTGCCGCATGGTGCCGACCATTGTATTGACGCTTCGGGCAGTAGTGGCTGTTACCGTAGCCATTCTAGCCATCTGGGCATTACTAGCCCCGACAGCCCTGGCTAATCTATCAGACGCCTGTGCGGCTTGAAAGACGTTGACTTGCCATGTACGCATGCCACGACTTGCAGCCGCAGCAACACGTTCAATCTGAGTATAGGTTTGGGCGAGGCGGTCGATATTACGTTGTCCATTGATGACAACGTCAATAGCCGCAACGACTCTACGAACCGCCACTAACCCAACCCCTTCGCAGCTTTGATCTTACCCAACATAGACCTGGTGTTCTTAGATGTAGCCGCAGATCCACCCTTGTACTTTCCGCCCGTGATCATAGAAGCATAGATCAATGCTCGCTCACCACGAGGTAAACTGTAGATCTCGTTGGGCAACCGACCTGTCTCCAGAAAGATCCTAGCCAGCAGGTTTGTTTCCGGATGAGACTCAATCAGCGCTTTTGGCTACCTCAACCAGATCTTCGTGGAACCCACTCAGCTCCAGTACGGCATTAGACACATGCAGCATGAGGCCAGGCTGGTTCTTGTAGATTTCCAGCAGCAAGCGGTCCTCCTGCGTTGGCTTCATGCCATACTTCTTAAACATCTTGGAGTCTCTATGATTAGGTGCCTTTACGCCGTATGCCACCACCAGCGCCTGGAACTTTTGACCGTCCATCTGCTTCTGGAGTGATCCAGAACCAGTGTTTTTTACCACGCGGCTAGCACGCTCGATTAGTTGCTGATGCAGTGGCCCAGTCAGATTCTGGATAGTCCAGGGTGCCTTGAAACCATACTGGGTCATATCCAGCTGGTGCGAGAATGGTTTGTCCGAATCGTAAGCTAACAGTTCCTCAAGCGGATCGATTGTATCGCCCTGGTACTGCTCCGCTGCCTCTTCGGGTGTAAGCTCGACCAACTGGTCGGGTGGTTTGGAAGCCACCCGACGCATTGGAGGAACAGTCACATTCGGTACTGTTGTTGTATCTACTGTTGTCATTGCCCGCTATTCTCCTCTTACTAGATTAGCACTCGTCCTTGCCTTCGGACTCCCATTCGTCAAGATCGCCCGTGATGCAAGACAGCAGGTTGTGGTTAATGAACGTGAACGGAATGGCCTCTTCGACCAGTTCATCCACCTGGAAGCCAATCGGAATCTCCCAGAACTTAACCCCTAGCAGCTCCACGACCTCGGCACCAAATGCCTCAGGGTCATCCAATTCGTAACGAATCAGGGCCGGTACCTGCTGACTACGAGAGTGGCGCTGATACGCACCGATCATGCGGATGAAGTCACTGGTAACTTTGAATCCAGTGAGCGTTCCATCACCTGTGGTGCCTGTCGCCTTGTAACCCGTCTGGC